AACGTCCATGTCAGTAGATGGAACTAAACTAAACAGATTGATATGAGCACCGACTTTAACAGTGTAACCAAAAATGGTTCCGGGAACTTCTACAGTAAACTCGGGACAAACTTCGCTGGCTGCACGCAGCTGTTCACCCTTACGAGAACGCCAGAGACTGAACAGACAGTTATAACAAACAGTATATACATACTCCGCAGTATATCTTTCAGAATCTTCTGATATAGTGGGTACATTCTTCATCAAATACTGAAGGACTGTACTGACACCATCCGCCTGAGAAACAAATACCACGCCCTTAGAAGTAACTGCGTTATACCATGCAAGTGTTACTTCTTGATAAAACTTAACATAGAGTAAGGCAGCCTTGTGGTCTGAAGCCGCCTGTACCCATTCATTATAGGAGATATCTTTGAGATTAGGGTAATATACTGATAAAAATTCCCTAAAAAGATTACAAGTTTTAACAAATTCTAAGTTATTAGCAGAGACAGTTGATGCTGCCATATGAATGCCCTCCGTATACATTTTGTACTATTGATGTCCTATAGGCTCTTGATGTTTATGCCTAACTTACACAAATAGTTTAACATACTTCGAGGAAATTCAAAGGGATTTTAGAACTTGTAACAAAGCTGTAACAATTAATCTCGAGCAGTATAAAACTCGTCAAATTCCTCTTTAGTTTTGCAATCATTAAGATCCTTATCCGAGGGCATATGCACTGTCCAGACTATTGCAATCTTACTCAATGCACGCTTTAATTTGGCTGCTCCACGCTGTCCGGCTTCATCTCCGTCTAAGCATAAAATAAACTCCTGTACACCGAGTTGCTTTAACTGCTCAATCTCATAGGAAGTACCGGTCCCAAGTAATGCTACTGCATTGTAACCAAAGCTTATGGCGCGGAGAGCGTTTAAGCATGATTCACATATGATTACAGACTTAACACTTCTGGGAAGTTCGTACAGACCATAGACACTCTTCTCTACACCCTGTGGATAATGAAAGAACTTGCCCTCGATGGATCTGCGACATAAGAATAATGTTCTTCCTTGCTGATCTTTTACTGGGAATGTAATACAGGGCATGGGTTTCTTTCTTCCTGGAGGAATAAATTTAGCATCATAACCTATATCATATTTCTCGATGATCTCATTAGTGAGTCCTCTCTGGTACATATATGGAACTATCATACGATAAGATGCCAGTTCGGATTCAGGTACATAAGTTTTAGATTCTGAAATAATTTGAGAATTTATGTAATCTATGGCAAACTTATTGTTGAGTTGTGCGGATACTTCCTGCGGGATCAGATAATCAAATTCAACATTTTCAGACTCAAACCCAGGAACATTTTCCTTGAGCCAATCCAGTCCGGATTTACCTACGCCTTTTCGTTTAAGTACCTCAGTAAGCGCGTCTGCCAAAGAACCGGTGTATCCGCAGCTGAAGCAATGAAGTCCGAGAGCCGGATATCGTTTATTATTGCGATATTGTTCACGTAAAGATATACCACAAGAAGGTTTCTTCTCTGCTCCGTTTGAATGAATTGGGCAGCGAATCATATACCAGTCGCCAACGGGCCTGATAATATCTATCAAACCCATCTCTCCAACTTTTCGAATTACTGACTCCGGGTCTACCTGCATCATGTATCTCCACTCAATTAGAATTCCGTATCGCTATCAATATCACCGAGGTCAAGATCTGCGATGATATCCGGAACGGGCCCAGTGCTTACCGGCAAGATATTAGATGTATCCGGTGCAGAGATTGTAGGATCTTCACTGGCATCCCCTTGCATATACTGCATATTACCGGTATTAACGTCCCATGAATATGATAAGATATTCTTCTCATTTTTAGCCATTCTGGTCTTCTCGAGTTTCAGTTCAAATACATGCTTATCAAAAATCTGCCTCATAGCAAATGCCTGGGTAGAGATCTGAATGATGGAAAATGCTCCAGCAACGTTATAAATTGAAGGGAATGGTACGCCTTTCTCATCTTTAGCATCTTTGGTATCACGGTTAGCCTGTACCATTGCTACAATAGCACAACCATACTTCTTACTGAGCTGGAACAGATCTTTAGCGATATGAGTCAATCTCTCATAATCACTTGAAGCTCTGCGATCATCGCTCATGTAAGAAATACCATCTATGATGAGCAACCTAAGCTTATTCTTCTTCACAAAGTTACCGAGATGTCTAGGAGATACTCCCTCAGGCATATCCTTATCTTCGATAATAAACGCAGGTGTTGGATCATTTCTCAAAGTTTCAATATATTGCTTATAGTCATCTGTGTATTTGCCCTGGAACAATTCACTATTCTTGAAATGACCTCTCCAAGTATCAAATCTGGTAGCAAAGTATGCACCTTGCATCTCAGGGGAGTATATGGCACAAGGGAACCCGGCTTTATGCGCAGCTTCTAACATCTTGGCAGCCATCCAAGACTTACCACTGTTGGTGGATGCTACTATAGATACAAGTTCCTCAACGGTAGACCAACCGCCATAGGTCAATTTATCCAGTTCTGCGAATCCAGTTGGAATTCTCTGTTGCTTTGCCCAATCTTTTACCTGTTCAGTACGTTCCTTGGCTTGAGCAACAATATTCAATGGAGCATTGCCCACTAACTGATCAGAAGCATCACATTGTTGATGTAAGTATTCCCACGCTTCAGATACATCTGCAGAACCAAGATCCTTTAACTTGTTAAATGTATCAACTAAAAGAATTCTCTGCTTATTCTGTTTAAGTCCGTTAGTTAAAAATTCCAGAGGTTCACGACTAACTTCTACAAGATTAACCTGTGGGAACTCTGCTTGGAATGTAAATACATCAGGAACATTGCCATACTTATTAAGATGATTCAGTATAAACTCAATCTGCGGATTAAAAACAGCATAATAAGAGCTGTCGTAACCACAGAGTTCATTTACCAACTCGTCATCATCTGAAGTCAGTATCTTTGATATAACTTGTAATTCTACAGTTGAGTTCACTTAATTGCTGTCCTATTTAATGTTTCCAGTAATCTGTTAAAAAACAATCCGCTGCCGACAATGGCCGAGGTCTGTGGAGATACTATGATCGTGCCGAACTCCGGCTTATCTCTTTTTTGAAGAAGATTTAACAATGTCTGACACTGAAAATCTTTGAAGTTCACAAAGTCTATATTAGAAATGATCAGTAATTTGGCTTTAGATATCCAAATTTCCTGATACTCCAATTCATCCGTATCTGATTTATTTGTCCAGCTCTTCTGAACATTATCCAGATACTGAGATAATCTCAAGTTATACACAGTGGTGTGCAATCTGGAACCTTTCCAGTATTTGCACACACCGCAGTATGCAACAATCTCGGCAATAGCATTAGTGTCTTTAGCAATAACTGTCTGCAACTTTCCTTCTGCGTTATCAACTATCTTATGATATTTAGAAAGGGCATAAGGATCTGCATGAAAAACTCTGCTATTGATACCAATTCCATTCTGCTCCAGCAAGAAAGAGGATTCATTCAGTGCTGGGCAAGACTGATCGCAAGTAGACTTTATACAATGTCCTGTAAAGATACAGTTATTCACCAGCTCTGATCCTCCTTAATACTGGACTCCTAGATTGCTTGTACGATACCCTGCTCTGAACACAGCTACGAGCCAATTTAATGACATCGTAACCGCGTTTAGCATATTCAGAAGCAGGCATAAATAATGTGAGATACGGATCGAGTGTACCGAATATTGGATACTTAAAAGTTTCACCCTTATACTCAATATCCATCAGATACTTTCTAACGATATACTCCTTAATAAACTCGACCTGTTTGGGTATCCATTTAGATATCTCTAATGAATCCCAGACCTCAAGCGTATCAACTAATTCACCATCAATTTCCATATAGGCATAGAAACTGACTAATTCATCATTCTGCTCTCGGGCCAACTTATACAGATGGGGATACTTAATGATATTCTCGATAACCTGATCTTTAGAATAATCATCAATAGGCAGAATTACACCAAAATCTTTATCAAAATCCATATTGGTCTGCGGAGTGTACATAATCGGAGCACGAGTACGCACAAAGTGATTAGGATACAGTCTCAACAGATCACTATCGGTCATCTTTGTAACATTAGTAGTGATTGAAATATCACGTTGCCTCTGAGGAATTTCGGGTAATGTGGTGTAGATAGTCAAAAGGTCTGCACCGCATTGTTTCTGAACCCAGGGGCGAGAATAATCAAATTGAGGAATCTCCGGAGCTTGAATATATAGATCTGTGGCAGGAGTTTCAATAATTGAAGCATCCTTATGAGTTTGCACAC